TCTTCAAAGCAATCTAACACTAACTAAATATATGGAACCAATCACATTTCTCGCCCTATTCGCCACCTGCACAACTTGTGCATTCATAGCCGGATACCTAATCGGCAACATTAAAGCCACCTGCGAGCTGGAACAAACCCGCCGCTGGTGGATGAACCGCCAAACCCGCAGGGAGCGCCGGTAATGACTCCTGAAGAGTTACATGACGCGGAATGCCAATTCACCCGCAACCTTCTTTGCGGGATGATACAGCAGACCGTTGCCGACCTGCAAAGCGAGAAGGTTTTCTTGAGCCGGCAACTAAACGAAGAACAGGAACTCGATCGCAACTCGGCAATTCACTTTATACGATCAAAAGCATTTCAAGGCATCTGCGATGTGTTATCGCTCCCAGCCGACAAAATCAAAACGAAAGCACTTAATCATGATATTAGCACTCGATCCAGGAACGACCCACACCGCATTCGTGCAATACGACCAACAAAAGATTGTTGATCACGGTCACCTTCCCAATGCCGAGATCCGCCAAGTGCTCATCGGTCGCGAATACGACCGCGTTGCTTGCGAGATGATAGCCAGCTACGGCATGGCGGTAGGCTCCAGCACATTTGAAACGTGCGTCTGGATCGGGCGCTTCATCGAAGTGGCACGGGTGGACGTGGAACTGATCTTTCGTAAAGACATTAAACTTTTTCTCTGCGGAACGATGCGAGCAAAAGACGCCAACGTGCGCCAAGCCTTGCTCGATCTCATCGGGCCACAGGGAACGAAGGCCCAGCCGGGGCCAACCTACGGCATCAAATCCCATTCGTGGGCGGCACTCGCTGTGGCCGTTTACGCAGCACAAAACAACAAATAGAAAACATAAATATGAAACCAACAACTGAAAACGTAACAATCAAAGCACCTAACATCGTTAAGGCACGATTCAATATTGTGGGCACGGCGCCTTATATTCAACTCCGATTTTCGGAGAAGGCAATTAACACGATGATCGAAAAACACAAGCTCGGATCGCAAGCCAACAAGAAAAAAGCCAAGGAAGCGCGAGACTTTGATGCAGACTTCGTGGCGGCAAAGCACGTCAGCAGCGAGGGCTGGGAAGGCATTCCTGCCGGAGCATTCCGAAATGGACTCATTTCCGCCTGCCGATTGGTAGGGTTCAAAATGACGCTGGCCAAGCTCTCGATCTTTGTCGAGGGCGATGGGTTCGATAAGATTGATGCGGTTCCGCTGATTAAGATCAATGGAACATCGGAACCACATATTATGCACGCTCGGAATGCAACCGGCGTTTGCGATATCCGGGTGCGTGCGAAGTTCTGGCCTTGGTCGGCAGACATTAACATCAGCTACGATTCCGACCAGTTCACATCTACGGACGTTGCAAACCTGCTTCAACGAGTCGGGCAACAAGTCGGCATCGGTGAAGGTCGCCCCGATAGCAAAAATTCAGGTGGAATGGGCTGGGGAACATTTACCTTAGCAAACGACTAGAATGAATTTCGCCACGGCGACAATACAACCCGCAGCGGATTCCGTGGAATCCGACTGCAACCCTACGCAGGCGTGGCAGGGCTCGGCGAGGCAGGGCTGGGCTTGGCTGGGCACGGCAAGGCAGGCGAGGCACGGCGAGGTATGGCTTGGCGTGGCGAGGCGAGGCAGGCTAGGCCCGGCGTGGCGGGGCATGGCCCGGAACGGCAGGGCTTGGCAAGGCACGGCAGGCATGGCAGGGCCGGGCTTGGCGTGGCGAGGCGGGGCAAGGCAGGCGTGGCAGGGCGTGGCGAGGCGTGGCAAGGCGGGGCTGGGCATGGCAGGCACGGCAGGCGAGGCGAGGCGTGGCACGGCATGGCTGGGCACGGCGAGGCAGGCGAGGCGAGGCCCGGCAGGGCAGGGCACGGCTTGGCTTGGCAGGCTAGGCGAGGCACGGCAAGGCAAGGCCCGGCCCGGCGGGGCAAGGCGTGGCAGGCAAGGCAGGCGGGGCGCGGCCCGGCGAGGCGGGGCGCGGCAAGGCAGGCATAGCACAAACCGCAGCGATAGAGCGGGGTATAAATGGATCGCAAACAACAAACAAAAATAGAAAATGAAACTGATAAAACAAGAAAACGAGATCGAATCGAAAAACGATGAGATCAAAAAACAGTTGGAAGCAATCGCGAATCGTCCCGCAGGACTTAACCCACGAACGCTCCTAACGGAAGCAGCAAACCCGCTCAGCAGTCTGCACAAATACTTCGAGTGGGACGACACCGAAGCCGCTCTCAAGTGGAGGGAGGCGCAAGCCTACGATCTTATTCGTAGGATCAAAGTGGAAATCACAACATCGGATCAAAAGACGCTGACGGTTCGCGCCTTCTGGCCGATCAAACACGTCGAGGAGGACGGCACAATCGACGGAGCAAAACGAGGGAGCTTCATGCTCGTCTCAAATATCATGGATGACAAGGAAGCCACAAGGCAGGTCATCGAAAACGCAAAAAGTGAACTGACAGCATTTCAAGTGCGATATTCAAAACTGGCAGAAATCTTTGAGTTCGCCGGGTTGTTCAACGAAATTCAGAAAATCAAATCAATATGAAAATAACAAAAGGAAAGCAAACACGCGCACAGCGCGTAGTCATCTACGGAGTTGAGAGCGTAGGCAAATCAACATTCGCGGCCAAGTTCCCAAATCCGCTGTTCTTGGACATCGAGGGCGGAACATCGCACTTGGACGTTGACCGCTGCGAGATCAGTACTTGGAAGCAGTTAACGGATGCGTTAATAGAAGCCAAGGCTACCGACTACAAGACCATCGTTATCGACAGCGCAGACTGGGCGGAACGCCTTTGCGTAGAAGACCTACTCGCCAGCACAAAAAAGACCAGCGTCGAAGATTTTGGCTTTGGTAAAGGGTGGGTAATGGTAGCGGAGCGCATGAGCCGGTTCCTGTCATCTGTCGATCAACTCATTGACGGCGGCAAGAATGTGGTAATGATCGCGCACAGCAAGATCGTCCGCTTCGAGGCTCCAGACGCCTTGGCAGCATATGACCGCTACGAGTTGAAACTAAGCAAACAATCGGCTCCGCTATTGAAAGAGTTCGCGGACGAGCTTTGGTTCCTGCGGTTCAAGACCAAGGTAAGCACTACCGACTCCGGCAAAGGAAAGGGCATCGGCGGTAAAGAGCGCATCCTGTTGACCACGCACTCCGCAGCCTACGATGCAAAGACGCGCAGCGGCCTTGCGGAGGAACTCCCGCTCGAATGGGCATCGGTCGCGCACTTGTTCGAAGCCGTTGCAACTAAACAGCCCGATCATATTGTTGACGCCAACGAAATGGTCGGATGGCAAGCACGGCTCGCAGAGCACGAAGGCGCTGTGAATCAGTTTTTGATCGGGCGCGGTGTCCTTACGAGTGAACAGACTTGGCGTGATTGCGCACCGGAATACCTGCATCGCGTTGCGCTTCGCGTCGATCAGTTTGTTAATACAGCGATCGAATGGAGAGCGGCCAACTCGTGACAAATAATACCCATTATTTGCAACATCACTTATACCTTAAATATTTGAAATAAAATGAGTAAAGAAATATCACCTTCAACGCTGCCCAAACTCGCCGAGTGCGCCTTGTTTGAAGGCGCAGGCGGATCGAGCGCGGCAGCAGAGCGCGGAACCGCTGTCGATCTTGCTATCCGAAACTTGATAGCAAGGAATGAACTTGAGCCTATGGCAGATGTCGTCGGGTTTGACTTTAGTCCCATCGCCTACGGCGTCGAGGAACTGAAGCGACTTGCGAAAGGATCGTTTGTGGAGACTCGCGAAGAGTATCTCGCGATGGCAGTCCCTGGACTAAGTAAGTTGGGAACGGCGGACGCCGTATGTAAGGAGCAAAAATGGGTCGCAGACATAAAAACGGGACAGGTCAGGGATTACAGAAATCAGTTGATGGCCTACGCCTTGGCTTGCATGGAAGATAACTTTGAAATGTCTTGGACTGCACACGTCATATATGTCGATCAAAAGATGATTCGTAGTTATGAGTTTACTTACGAGGAGGCCAAGCAAGGCACGCAGCGCACAATAGACCGCGCAACAAGCGCGGATGCGAAGCCGACGCCTTCGGAGTATTGTAGCTGGTGCAAGCATTTTAACAACTGCCACGCCATCGTGCGACAGGCTGAGAGCGCCATCGCTCTCATTCCCGAAGCAACCGGCAACAGCATCGAGGCCATCAAGGATCGCATCCTTTCCACGCCGGAGTCGCTAGGGTCTTTCATTCGCGAATGGAAGCTAGCGGAAAAAGAGATCGCCGAGCCTTTGCTCGGTCATCTCAAAACCCGTCTCGAAAACGGAGACGAGGTGGCCGGATGGAAGTTGACGAGCGTGAGTGGCAGGAGGTTTGTGGAGGCTGAAGCTATCGTTAAAGCGTCCGAAGGTATCACGAAAGAGACATTAATCTTAGCGATGGGCGGTAAGATGTCAGAAAAGAGTTATACTGAGTTTTGCGCCAATAACGGCGTGGAATTAGACGCAACGGCGATAAAGGCGGGATCACCGACAACGCAACTTAGACAGACCAAAGTTAAATAATTTCCTCGCCTTGCTGGAAATATCCGGCGGCAGGGGCAAAGGCGGGCTGCGCATGCCAAAACACGCAGACCAACAAACAACAATAGAAAATACAAATATGCCAACATATAAAGCAAGTGAACCAAAGCAGGCCGCAATTTACTACGTCGAGCCTGGAACATACGAAGTGGAAATCATTAAGGCCGTCGAGAAGACTTCCCAAGCTGGAAACCCTACCATCAAACTCGACGTTGCCGTCATCCTTGAAGGCGGCATCGAGGGGCCGAAAATGTGGGAGCATCTCACGTTCACCCCGAAGGCGGCGTGGAAGGTGGATCAAGTGCTGTCCAGCATAGGTCGGGCCGTAGTGCCAGGCGAAGACGTAACCGTGGAAGCCGAAGACTTGATAGGCGAGAAGGGTGTCTGTCTCATTGGAGTCGAGGCAGGCCAGACAAACCCAGACCACCAGTTCAACTGCGTGGAACGTTGGTTGTTCGGGGATGAGAAAACAAAATGGCTAGGCAACCGCTTCAAGTCAGCGGCCAAAACTGACAAGCATATTGTTGCTAAAAGCAACGGATACGTTGCACAACCCCAAGACGAAACTGACGACATTCCGTTTTAATAGATGAACGGATCTCTCTCACTCCGGTTGGTCATCTGTATGAATGAATGTCCTATTGGCTTGCGTCTCGAAAGGGGCGACCCGCTACCGGTCTACCAGCATACATACGACGACTCGCCGGAGGGGAGAGCACTCGCGGAACAACACTTAGAAAGAATCTCAGATTATGTTCGACGGCATCAAAAAGCTACTAAACCTAACAAGACTAGTTAAAGAGCAAATGACGGATCTTGAATTACTCGTAGAGTTATTAAACATTCGCATCGAGTCGCTCACAGAGGAGAATGATCGACTCATAAAAGAAAACAAGGCACTCCGACAATTCCTATCTGGTCAAGATGAATGATAAAATGAATTGGCGCGGCTATCCGCTCAGGTGCTGGCCAAACCACCAAGACGACTGCTACCGGTGGGACTGGGAAATCCAGATCGACGGCAAGTGGGTTGAGGTTGTTACTCAGGCCACGCGGTGGATCGAAGATGAGGCCGAGGAGACGTTGCAGCGTTATCTCGAAAGAAAGAAAACATGACTTATTTATTACAGGAAAATTTCTTTGATTTATCTGAATTTACAAGGAATGAAGAAAACTTAAAAGGAAACCAAAATTGTGATATTGGAACAATATCTGAGCTTCAATTTATGGTTGAAGCTGCAAAGAATGGATTCACCGTATTTACTCCTATTGGACACAGCCAAAAAGCTGATATTGTAATATGGAAAAAACCTAAAAAACCAATAACAATTCAAGTCAAAAAGGCGGTTTATAAAAAAGGTTTTAGTTGGCAAATATCAACTTCTTCAAAAAAATCATCATCTCAATTTAATCCTAATATAATAAATTCACTTTATACTAATTATGTTGCTGGTGACTTTGATATATTAGCGGCGCACATAATTGAACATAATTGTTGGGCATTGTATCGCTTAATAGATATTTGCGGGAAATCATCAATCGGGTGGAATGGAAGCCCAAAAAACAACTTTGAACTATTGGAGCACATACCATGATTCTATCACCCGACTTCTGCGACCATTACAAGACGAAGATCCTGCTACGCCTAGCCGGTCACGCAGGCGTTTTCAGCCTTCTCAAGTTGTGGTCGCAATGCCAGTTCCGTAAGTGCGAAAGGATAGAAAAGCCAGCGGATATCGTCGCAGCGATAGCCGATTGGACAGGCGATCCAGATCAGCTCGAAAACGCGCTCATAGAAAGTGGCTACGCAAGGCGCGAAGGAGATGCACTTGTTTTGCATCAATGGCAAGACCAAAACAAGCGTTTATTCTCGAATTACAAAAATGGGAAGAAAGGCGGAAGGCCTAAAAATGACGCTCCAAAGCCTGCAAAAAAGCCAGCCGGAATGCGTCTGTAAATAACCCAAACGAAACCCAACGATAACCCAAATGAAACCCAACGCTAACCCAACAATAACCATAGGTGGACTAGATAGATAGAATATCTATCTATTATCATAGATAGATAGGCTTCGCCTCTCTCGCTTAAGGCGAGAGGCGAGCCTCTAGGGGGAACAAAAAGAAAGGACGAAGTCAAATGATAGACATATTAGAAAAAGCAAAAATCCCTTTGATAAAACGGAATCACTGGACAAATAAAGAAATCTTACACCTCATTGAGTATTGCCTTGGAGAAAAGCACCCCACCGCCCGCCTTCAACTAGACATGATGTTTCAAGACTTTGACGTATCTTTTGAAAATCCCGCCGCCGCCGCCTTTGACTTTGAACAAAACCTCATTGTCGGAGTCGGCCCCCAACTCCCTCGATAAACCCTTTTAAACATGGCAATTTTAAAACGAGAAGAAGCAGCGAGCACAAGATCGGCAGTCCCGACAGCACCATCGGCGGAAAAGGCGGCGATCTCGATCTTGCTCCAAAACTACGAAGTGCTCGACGCGGCGAAGTGGGACGCGGATCTGTTCTTCGAGCACGCCAACCGTGCCTTGCTCTCAGCGGCCAAGGAGTGCCACAACGAAGGGTTCAAGTCGGACATCTTTCGGCTCCAGGCTGTGCTCGAAGAAAAGGGGATGATCTTCGACGTGGGCGGATACCACGGCGTCACCGAAGCATTCACCGCTTACCCGACAGGGGACGCCGTAGCCGCTCTCGACTTCCGCAAAGACTTGCTCAAGGCCCGTCGGTATCGCAAGGCGATGGCGAAGCTACACGAGAGCAAGGACGACATTCGAGAGATGCGTGCCGACTTGAACGGCATCGCTCAACACCTAGCGGACAGCGACGAGGAACAAGTCGGGGCGCTATCGCTCAAGCAACAATGCACCGAACTCTTGAACGAACTCGAAAAGACGACCCAACCCGAACGCTTTCATACCGGCATCACCGGACTCGATGAAAAGCTAAATGGAGGGTTTGAGCGTGGAACGCTCGCAGTATTCGCCAGCGAGACTTCGGGCGGTAAGTCTATTGTTTTGCTTCAAACTGCCCTGCACGGGGCTATAAACGCCAAGAATGGCATCATCTTCAGCCTAGAGATGAGTGCACTTCAGGTCATCTGCCGTTTAGTCGCATCCAAAAGCGGATGGCGTTGCGTGTCGGCATACGAAAACCCAAACAAACAACACCTGGCTGGAATGCAGAATGGCATCGCTGAAATATCGGCGCTCCCGATCACGATCCACGACCAAGTATCGGATATCGATACTATCGAGTCGATATGCCGACAACAAAAGCGAACCGGCCTTGACTGGATCGTTGTCGACTACATCCAACTCTGTTCTCCGTCCGCCGACAGCAAAAGCGAGACACGCGAACAACAAGTGAGCGAAGTTGTGCGCAGGCTGAAGTTGATGGCGTTGCATTTAAATGTTTGCGTCCTGACCGCATCCCAACTAAATGACAAGGGCGAGCTGCGCGAGTCGCGCGGCATAGGTCACCACGCCGACTACGTTCTTCACATAGACCATGCAAACCATCCCGACTCAGAAATTAAACTTATGAAAAACAGAAACGGCGAACGCCACGTTTCCGCGCCGGTTCTAATGCAAGGAGGCATCTCGCGCTTTGTCGATAGGGTGAAGACGAAATAGAAAGAAAAATGAATGAGCTACACTTATTTGCTGGAGCAGGGGGAGGAATACTCGGCGGCATCCTTCTCGGACATACCACCGTCTGTGCTGTCGAAATTGAACCTTACTGCCAAAATGTCTTACTCCAAAGACAACGAGACGGCATCTTGCCAAAGTTCCCAATCTGGGATGATGTCACCACCTTCGACGGAAAACCTTGGCTCGGAAAAGTCGATATCGTTTGCGGAGGATTCCCTTGCCAAGACATCTCAAGCGCAGGGGGGGGGGCAGGAATTGAGGAAGGAACTCGAAGTGGATTGTGGTATCAAATGGCAAGGATTATTAGTGAGATCAGACCAAGATTTGTTTTCATCGAAAATAGTCCTTTGCTCAGAAAAAGAGGACTCAATAAAGTTTTGCGAAGCCTTGCCGAAATGGGGTATGATGCTAGATGGGGAGTGTTGGGCGCAAGAGATGTCGGAGGGCCACATAGACGTGATAGGTGTTGGATACTCGCTTCCTACACCAACTGCGACAGATTACAAAAGAACACCAATGAAGATGAGTTATGCGGAAAGACCACAAACGATTGGAGTCCCGGACGATTTAGCAAAATGGGTGGTGAGACAATCTGGCCTAGCCCACGCCCGATTGGAGCCATCGCTATGGGAGTGGGCAATGGCATGGCCGGATCAGTGGACAGACTCAAAGCCTGTGGCAACGGACAAGTTCCGCTTGTGGCTGCAACGGCATTCCGCATTCTTAGCGTGTGAAGACGAAATGACCTAACACTTTTATAGGCGTTGATACGTGGATGTTTGGATGCCTATAAAAAAGCCACTGTTTTTCTTGGTGGGAGCGGTTGGAGAAAAGCGCCCTTTATTCAGAGCCAAAAA